GCTGGACCATCCCGGGAATACGGAACAGATCGAGAAACAGAAGAAGCCATGCGAGGGCCCCGATAAAAGCCAGGACCTGCGTGGCTATAGACGGGTCATGAGGGAGAGCAATAAAGCAGAAAGTGCCCACACAGCAGCCAACGAGTCGGATAACCCCGCCCAAATAGTTGCGCAGATAAAAACAGTGCACCCCTAAAAAGCCAAAAAAGAACCACAGTAAGTAGGCTGTGAGTTTCGATTTTTTGCTGTTTGTGAGAGTGGACTCGATTAGAGACAGTTGGGCGAGTTTGTCGATACGTTCATTAGAGCCAATATCGGTAGAGTTGATGGCTTTGTTTTGTTCAGTGGTCATAGGAAGTCTTTTGAAGAATTGGAACTAATACGTCCCTAAATGTAATTAAACGGAGAGAAAAATGCCAAACGGTCCGCGCGAGAAAAGAAAAGACTCGGTGGAAATCCCAAAGCGAGTTAAATACAACGAGAAACTTGCTAACGAAATCGTGGAGCTGATCCGCACAGGGAAATCTGAGGCGAAAATCTGCAAATTGCCGGGGATGCCTCACCCATCGACGCTCTGCGAGTGGAAGCACAAACACCCAGAATTCCTGGTGGCAACGATTGAGGCGCGCCGCTTCAGCGCTGAGCTGTTCAACGACTTGCGGATTGGTTTAGCCAGTGAATTGGCAAAAAAGGCGCAGGATCATGAGCGCACTGGGGTAGGGTTCCCCCGCGGGACGGTTGAGGCATACAGGGCGGCGATGCAGGAGTTCGCCCGCGAGGCTGCAATTAGAGATGATTCGCGGTTCAGCGATCGCCAGAAGGTAATCGCGGAGGTGGAAGGAGAGAGCGCTGGGGAGGGCATGGACGCGGTATACGCAAAGATGCGCGAGGTCGTCGAGGCTCAAAAAAATGCCGGGAAGTAACCCCTTTGCGGAGCTCTGGGCTCCGCACCGTTATAAGGTGTTCTATGGCGGCCGAGGATCTGGCAAAAGCTGGGCTGTAGCCGAGGCGTTGGTCACAATGGCGGACATGGCTTGCCTTCGCGTGCTTGGCTGCAGGGAAAGCCAGACCTCGATCCGCGACTCGTCATATCAGGTTCTCAAAGATACGGCACTTCGGCTTGGGATTGGGGGACATTTTGATTTCCTCGAGGCCGAAATTCGTAACCGGATAACTGGCAGCCGGTTCATTTTTAAAGGGCTTTTTCACAATCAGTCGCTGAAGTCGACCGAAGGCGTTGATATCTGCTGGGTGGAAGAAGCTCAAACAGTTTCAGAGGAGTCGTGGAGCGTTCTAATCCCAACAATTCGTAAATCTGGCTCGGAAATTTGGGTCACATTCAATCCACTGGAAGCTGACGACCCTGTCTATAAAAGGTTTGTGGTGAACACGCCTCCTGGGTGCTTCAGCAGGATGGTGAATTATGACGAAAACCTCTATTTCCCGGAGGAATTGCGTCGTGAGATGGAGTACATGAAGCGGGTTGACTATGAAGCCTACCTGCATATTTGGGAAGGACAGCCGAGGACGAATTCCGACGCACAGATTTTCCGCGGGAAGTACCGGGTCGAGTCTTTCCCGGATGACCTTTGGAAGAGGGCGGATCGTCTTTTTTTCGGCGCCGACTTTGGCTTTTCGAAGGACCCGTCAACGCTTCTGCGGTGTTTCATGCTTGACCGGAATCTGTACATCGATTACGAAGCCTATGGGCACGGGGTAGAGATTGACGAATTGGGGAGCCTATACAGGAATTCAGTCCCCGAATGTGATCAGTGGCCAATTATCTGTGACTCGGCGAGACCCGAGACAATCAGCTATCTGCGTAATCGGCTGGGGTTCAATGCACGGGCGGCCAAGAAATGGCAGGGATCAATTGAAGACGGGATCGCTTATCTGCGGTCTTTTGAGGCGATCGTTATACACCCGCGCTGCAGGCATACAGCTGAGGAGTTTTCTCTCTACAGCTACAAGGTGGATAAGCGGACAGGTGACGTCCTTAACATTGTTGAGGATAAGTGGAATCACTGCATCGACAGCGTGCGCTACGCACTGGACGGCTATATCACTCATCAATCCATTGCTCTATGGGAAAGAATTGGGAAGAAGAATGACTTCTAAGCGCAGGGCAAAACGGGGTGTCCCCCACTTGGCCGTCGGTGGTCGGCGGGAGTTTTTTTCAGACGGCATCCAGAACTATATCCAGCGGGTGGGGAATCTTCAGCCGCAGACTTCGGCGGTGTCTCGCTATTCCTACGGATTCAAGTCTTTTGACCGCACGGATCTCGAGGCCTTGTATCAAACTTCATGGCTGGGCGGGCTTGCGGTTGACGTTGTCGCGGAAGACATGACGCGCGAAGGCGTGGCGCTTGAATCTCCGGAGCGCCCGGATGCTATCGACGCGATTGAATCTGCCATGGATCGCTATCGTATTTGGGATGGCATCACATCGGCTATCAAGTGGAGCAGGCTCTATGGCGGGGCTATGGCGGCAATTCTGATTGATGGTGCTGACATGTCAACTCCCCTGGACCCTAAACAGGTGGAGCAGAAGAGCTTTCGCGGATTGATGGTGCTTGACAGGTGGCAGTGCCAGCCGTCAGCCTCTCGTGTGAAAAAGCTCGGTCCCGACTTTGGGGAGCCAGAGTTCTATACACTGGATTCCGGAAGCTCGGATTACAGCATCCCGAGCCAACAAATTCATCACTCAAGATGTTTGGTCTTCAAAGGGCGGGAACTCCCGTGGAACGTTCGCCAGTCGTACCAGGGCTGGGGGGCTTCCGTGTTTGAAAATGTCTATGACAGGATTAAGTCATACGACCTGTCTTCTGAATATGCGCTTCAGCTTCTTTCTAAGTGCTATCTGCGTTTCTACAAGATCAAGGGACTGAGAGAGATTATGGCAACAGGCGGTCCTGCTGAGCGAGGGCTTCAGCGCCAGATGGAAATGATGCGTCTGTATCAGGGGATTGAGGGTATGACTATCGGGGATACAGAGGATGATTTTCAGACAAACAATTACCAGTTTTCAGGGCTGCCGGATGTTCTGCTGCAGTTTGGGGAGCAGGTTTCAGGCGCTCTGGGGGTTCCCTTGGTCCGGCTCTTTGGGCAGTCTCCGGCGGGGTTATCTGCCACGGGCGAGAGCGATCTGAGAATCTATTATGACCAAATCAAGCACCTTCAGGATTCAAAGCTGAGAGCCAATCTCACGCGTCTTTTCCGCGTGATGTACCAAAGCGCGATGGGAGAGGCAGCACCGTCTTCGTTCGACTTTGAGTTCCGCACGCTCTGGCAATTGTCTGATGAGCAGCGCAGCCAGGCAGCAGGGAGCTTTTCGCAGGCAATTATCTCCGCGATGGATGCTGGGATTCTGTCAAAGGCCGCGGCCATGAAAGAATCGCGCAAACTCGCGTCGACAATTGGCCTTTTCTCATCGATTACGGACGAGGACATTGGTAAGGCTGAAAAGGAAGACGCCGAACTGAGCGCGCCGATTCCCCCTGAGGTTGAGGCCTTGGCGAAAGAACAAGAGTACGAGACTCCGGCAGGAGGGAAGCCGCCTAAGGTATGAACCGCGAAGCGAGGAAGACGCGGGAGTTGGAGGGATGGTACAACCGACGCCTGCAAGAGGTGGCGAAGCGGGTAGAAGAGCTCTGTCGCCTGTATGCTGACAGACCGAAGGAGTTGGAAGAGGCACTGCGCCGCTATGCCGAAGAGCTCAAAGATTGGAGCAGGGAGGTGTCCGCCAGGATGCTTCTCCGCGCCTCCAGGATCGATTACAACGAGTGGATCAAGGAATCAGGGAAGATCAGCCGCGAGACTCGCAAGAAACTCCGTGAAGCGGGCACGGGGAACTTCTTCAGGTCTCTTCAGGATGCTCAGGTCGATCTGATTACATCGCTGCCACTTGAAGCCGCAGAAAAAGTCCACAAGATCGTGGAGCAGGCAAATCTCTCGGGGCAGCGCTTCACGGCCTTCGTTGATGACATCGACCACCTGGGGCAGCTATCCCGCTCCCGGGCGATCCTGATCGCAAGAACGGAAACCAGCAGGGCGCGCGCGAATTTTACACAGGCAAGAGCAGAAGCCACTGGTTCGCAGTTTTACAGATGGCATACATCGCATGATTCGCGGGTTCGGGAAATGCATGCTGACCTGGACGGCAAAATCTTTTCATGGAATTCCCCGCCAGTAGCTGGTATCGGTAAGGGCGGGGAGGAGCTGCGGGCACACCCCGGGTGCATATTCAACTGCAGGTGTACTGCGGAAAGACTTTTTGTCGGATTGAATTTTGATGTTTCTGATCTCGAATCGTCTAAGTGAGCACAGGGCGGAGACGCCGGAAGGTTATCTGCTTTGCACTGGCTGCGTCATTGCCGCCACAGGAGCCTTCCCCTATAAGCCGTCCGAGGTTGCGGGCGTCGCTCCGGGACCCGATGGGCTGATTCATATCCGAAGGGAACCGGAGGATCTTTTCAGCCCGGAAGCCATGGCTTCGTTTGAAGGAAAGCCCGTGGTCTTTGGCCATGGGCATTTTGCCGACCCGGAGAACTGGGGGAAAATCGCCAAAGGTATTGTTCAGAACGTACGGCGCGGTTCCGGGGAAGATTTTGACAAATTGATAGCGGATCTTCTTATCACCGATTCAGAGGCTATTGCGGCTGTGAAAAGCGGGGATCTTGAAGAGTTATCTTGCGGATATGACGCGACTGTCGAGGACCTTGGCGGCGGGAATGCCCGTCACTCTGGGTTTGTGGGAAACCACGTTGCGCTTGTCAAACGCGCCCGTCTCGGCAGGGCGTGCCGCATTGGAGATTCTCAACCCATGTTGAGCTTTAAAAATACTATCAGGAAGTTATTCAAGGATGGCGATGAAGACGGATTGAATGACTATCTCGATCAGGTCAACGCCTCCAGCACTGAGGCGCCGCAGAAAGCGGCCGACGAGACGCCGGCACAGCCTGCCGCGGGGGAATCCGCCGCAGCCACCCCGGATCCAAATGCCGCACTTCTGACTCGGATTGACGCGCTTGAAAAGGCCGTCGCCCGGCTCGCTTCTCTTGTGGCTCCCAAGGCCACGGAGGACAGCCAGGAGGATACCGACGAGGCCCCGGAGGGCGGTGATCTTATCGAACCGGAGCAGGCTAAACAGGTTCTGCAGGACGCGGAGACGGTTGCCCCGGATCTTGAGAAACCGGCTTGTGACTCTCAGGATGGCAGGCTTTCCCGCTCTGTGCTTGAGAGGCTTGCCCGTGCCGCCCTGAAGCGCGACAGCCGTTTCGGTGATTCCGATTCGATGGCATCCGCCGCACTGTTCTCTACGCTGCACGCTGCCGCGGTTCTCAGAAAGGAAGAAAACAATCCTAAGCCGCTGAATCGCAGCCGCGACAGTATGAATCCCGAAGCTGAAGTGAATTCCGTTGATTACGTGAACGGGATCAACTCGGGTTATTGGGCTACCAAGTAAGGAGGCAATACCAAATGTCCCAGTATGTCAACGTAACTCTGCCTCTTGGCCTGGCAGGAACCGTTACTCGTGGTTTTTTCGACCACACCGTTGAATCTTATGCCAACAACTCTTCCAGCCCGGTAAAAGAGTTCGGTGTCGCCGTTGCCCAAGGCTCAGACGGCACTGTTTCCGCTTCTGGTACCGGTGTTATCGGCTTTGCCGTTCGCAACTATACACAGGTCGACTCTGCCGGGTCGTTTACGGCTGATGTGGTCGGCGTTCTTCGCCGCGGTTACCTGCTTGTGAAAGTCACGGCTGGGACGGCCAAGGCGGGCGGGAAGGTTTACGCGACGGCAGCGGGCGCTATCTCGGCCACGGCTGAATCCAATACCGAGATCGCAGGCGCGGTCTTTATGGGCGCGGCTGATGCCAATGGCATTGCCGAGGTCTCTTTCAATATTTAAGGAGCCAAGATAAATGACAATCCTGCGTTTCTCTGATGCCGAGACGATTCAGTCTGCTGGCGCCTTCATGCAGGGGGAGCTCGAACGCCTCGACAAGAAGCTGTATGAGCCCAAGAGCAAATTTACCTGGGGTCGCGATATCGATCTCCGTAATGACGTTTCTATCAGCGACGAAGCAACCTCCTTTATCGCTTCCAGCTATGGCGCCGTTCCCGGGCTCTCTACCGGCAATATCTCTTGGGCCAAGGACCCGACGACCACAGCTCCCGCGGTGTCTGTGAACTTTGAGAAGGTGGTGCACCCCCTGAACCTCGTCGCATATAACGTTGCGTACACGGTCATCGAATTGGCCAAGTCTCAGTCCGTTAATCGCCCGATTGACGTACAGAAGTACAACGCGATGAAGACCAAGCACCAGTCTGATGTGGACCGCATGGTCTATGTTGGCGATTCGACCGTCAACGCCACGGGACTGCTTAACGATAAGGGAGTTGCGTCTGAGAATGTTGGTGAGCTGGCATCGGGCGCTACTCCCAACGATTTCATTGAGATGTTTAACGGCGTTCTGGAGAAGACCTGGAAGGCCACAAACTTCATCGATGTCGCGAATCGTCTGTTGGTCTCTCCTGAGCTCTTCGCTCGCCTGATGACTCCTCTGCAGAATACGTCGACGAATCTGCTGGAGTGGATTCTTCAGAATAATCTCGCGAAGTCTCAGGGCGAAACGCTCTCTATTGAACCGGTACGCTGGCTTTCGACGAAGAACGGTGTGGTGTCTAAGGAAACTGTCGTTGCCTATAGAAAGGATTCGGACTATGTCCGCTTCCCGATGGTTCCTCTGCAGCACACCCCGGTTCAGTATCGTGATCTCTCCCAGTCCACGACTTACTACGGTCTTCTTGGCCAGGTTGAAATCGTGCGCCCGGAGGTGATGCTTTACGCGGTTCTTGCTTCCTGATTTTCAGGCGGATAGCCGCTTACAGAGGGGGTCAAGGGTTCAGATATCCCTTGGCCCCTTTTTTTAGATGAGGAAAAGAGCATGGCAGTAGCAGAAACAACGCTTTCTGATTTCCGTAAGGCATTCCCGGAACTATCCGACGTGTCTGACGCGACAGTCTCTTATCGCCTTGGCGTCGCGAACCAATTGTTTAGTGAAGAGGTGTGGGGAGAGGAAATGGCGAAACATGCTGCGGGTCTTTATGCCGCGCATTTCGCTTATCTGTCAGAGAAAAGCAATGCTTCCGCAGGCTCGAGCGGGATCATTTCTTCAAAGAGTGTAGACGGTGTGTCTGTTTCCTTTGATACCGCGACCGGGTCCGAGGCGGGGGCAGG